AGTCAGACCCAGCACCAAACGTCAGCTTGTCATTATCAGTAAGGTTAACCTCTCCTGTACCGTTTGGTACAAGGTTAATATTACCGTTCGTGTCGGTGCTTGAGATGGTGTTGCCGTTGATGTTGATGTTGTCAACGTCTAGGTCACCAGTGATGTCTACGGCACCCACAGCTTGAATGTCGTCGAGGTATGCCGTCCCCTCAAGGTACATGTCCTTGAACTGCAGGGAAGCGGTTCCAATATCCAACGTGTTCGTGGTCTTCGGCTTGATTTCTGTGGCACTTGCAATGAAATCTTGAACCGGACCAAGCACGGTAATCGGCGCACCTTCTGCTGCCGTGCCATCGTGGGTGTGGCCCGTTGTTTCATTAAAGGCAGCTTCTACCGCATCGAACTCGCCGTCGAGGTCTGCAGCGTTGATGATGTTGCCATCAGCAATGTTATTACCTGTGTCGTTTCGTGTGTAACCTTGTCCCATAGTGGTATCCTTCTATTACCTACGCCCGTAAGTGCCGTATTCGAGCGTTAGAGCATCTAAAGAGTGTGGTGGGTTTGTTGAATTGGTTCGGAACTGTATCGAAACAACATACCCAGAGCCTACTGTTTGGTTTTCAAAGAGGCGTTGTATCGTTCCGCCGTATGAGCCTGTTCCAAAAATGGAAGTTCCGTAAAAGGCCGGGGCAGTAGCCCCCGACGTGTTGTTAAATGAAAATGGGTTTGGTTGAATAATCCCAGATTCGTCAAAATCAAATAATAGGTTTACTTCTGATGAGTAACTTCCCTGCGGGTCTGTGTACAAGAACATCTTGTAGATTGTCTTGCGGATGCGGGGGTCGTTGATTGGGATGTAAGGGGTGGCAAATGTCGAATAGATGTCGCTCCCATCCAAGCTGTTCCCCGATTCCATCTGGTAGACGTATCCAGTTTCGTTTGCGAACACGACGGTTTCAATATCGGCATTCAGATTACTGCTGGCAACATATGCCTTGAAGCCTCTGAGTTCCGCGAAGTTGATTCCCTGCTCTACCTGCGAACCGATAATCCCCTGTGCCGAATCCGCTGAGAAGTTTGCATTGTATCCCATGAGGCGATACTGGCTCTTCGGTCTAATCACAACACTACTAAAAGATGTATTGCGGTTCACAAAATTTGTTACGTTACCCTGTATTACCTTCGATACAACAGCAAGGTTGAAGTCCCCTGTCCTGTCGGTTGCAGCCAAGCTACGAATACCATCTGGTCCCAAGTAAAGTACATCCCCGCCAATCTCCTGAATTGTGTCTGCCTCTACGCAGCCCGTATCTAAAGTAATGGGCTGTAGCTGGAAATCACCTATGGTATTACCAACCAAGCGAAAAATAGTACGCTCACTAAATATTATAAGCTGTTCACGGAAAATAATCAAGCCCGTAATTTCATTTCCTACATTTATTACGCCTGCACCACTCGCTGCAGAGAAATCATCGAAGGTATACGGGGCTGTAAATAGTAGGTTTGAGCCGCTTCCGAAGAATAGTTGGTTCTTAAAGTTTGCTACGTGGCCCGACCCGATTCCCTCTGTCGGGATTCCATCTAGTACTGTAAAGGTGTTGCCGTCGTAAACAAAGGGCGGGTTCGTACCGTCAACCCCTGCTAAAAAGTCAGTTCCGCTGTAGTTGAACTGCGCGAACCGATGTTTGGCGAACCCAGAACGGTCTACAGATAACATTGTAATTGCAGCGTTATCTGCAGGGCTGCTGTTCAAAGCAGGGTTGATTGCAAAGGTTGCCGAACCGCTGGTAACCGTAGGGGTAGCTGTCAGGGTATAAATAAGGTCAACCCCTGCAATGGTAAAGGTGTCACCTGCTTGCGGTGTTCCCGTAATTCCATCTACAACTAAGCTAGTGCCAGTTTGCGAACCGCCGTCTACCAAAACCGACCCGTAGCTAGGAGTGTTTATCTTTGTCCATCCTGAACCGCTAGACCTGAACAGGTCTGCGTTACGGGCTGCAACCACAAAACTTTCAAAGCTAGTAACCCCCTGAATGATACCGTCTCCTGCTGTGAAGGTAACGGCAGCTTGGTCTGCGGGGCTGGTTGCAAGCGCACCGGTTAGGGTCAGGGTAACTCGCTTGTTCGTGGCATCGAAGGAAACACCACCCGCGTCAATCGTGTAGGTTCCGGTAACACCGGCAATCGTCAAAGTATCGCCAGCATCTGGGGAAAAGAAAATGTTGCCCAGTACAAGGGTTGTTCCAGTTTGCGAACCGCCGTGAACCAGCGGTGAACCATACGGGGGAACCACATCCGGGTCGTACTTGCTGTACCCAAGAACCGACCGGTATCCACCTTCAATCGATGGCTCGTAGTTACGCAAGATGCGAGCCGACCCCGGAGCATTGACACCATGCTGCAACGGGGATAGGTTCGTTAAGAGACCACCTTTAAATTCGATGGCGTATGTTTGCCAACGGTCCGGCATACTCTACGATGCCCTCATGTAGATGTTTTCGTTGACCGTTACTGTTCTCATCTGTTTGATACCCTCTTCGAACTTGCGTTGTGAAACCGATGCCATCTCTATGTTGTCACGGAACATGTAGGCATAGTACATAGCACCATCGATGATTACGTGACGAAACCGCTCTGGAATTGTTGGGACATCCGTATTGAGGATGAGGTCAACAGGGTCCATGAAATATTCGAAGTCTACCTGATAGGCTTTGTCTGGCATGGGAACCACGCCCCACTCACCGTTTTGGGTACGGAACACACGCTCTGGAACTGCACCTAGAGCCGTGTTGGTTTCGTCCTCTTGGTCGATAAACCGGTCCACGTACTCGTCATAGCTAATCTGAGTCAGGTGTTCGGCCCTACCCAAGCCCAGAGTTGTATCCCTGCGAACCCGATAGGTATCAAAATCAACGTACTTTGCTTGAGAAGGGATAGGGTATCTGGTAACCCCTGCAGTTAAAGTTTGCTGATATGTGTTGTGGTTGAAGGGCCAGCCAAAGTGTGCCTGATTGATGTGACGAATAGAAGAGTTCACAGCTTCTTTAATTGCGCTGTAAAACCCCGTAGCTGACGCAAAGTTCGCAGAGGTTAGCTGCGTCTCATTTAGGCGTTTGGCAACATCGTTGGTTAAGCTGAGATAATCATAGGCCATAGTTACCGGGTCCTTACTTTGAGGTTAACGGAGCGAATAGCTGTGCTGCCTGTGGTGTCTGTCATCGTGCAGTAAAACGTGTAGTTTCTGGTGTTTACTCCGCTGCCAATATTGATGGTGGCAACTGTGTTGGTCTGTGTTTGAGACACATTCTGGATGCTGTCCGTGGTTGCCCCGCCTGATGCGGTAGTGAGGTCCTGACCCGAAGCCAAGATAGTACGGGTGGAATAGTCGTCGGTTTCCACAGACCAGACGACTGTGGAGATGGTTGCGGCACCAAGAAAGCGCGACCAGTCCATGCTGTAGTCGAGCGTCTCTCCGGGGTCTTTAAAAGGCCATTTGTATGACATAGATTACTCCACGTAGACTGTTCTTGTAAAGCTGTTGCCGATACTTTCTACTGCAACAACCCGTGTTTCTTGAGGAACGTTGATTGTTCGTTCGTAAGTTGTAAGTGGCATTTTTAAGCTGCCCTGTCTATCACTGAGGTACGCCGTCTATCATATAGTTCGCGAACCGCGTTGAAATCGAACTGTACTCCGGTATAAATCCCGGTTCCGACAGTAAAGGTTCCTTGTACACCCGAAATTCCAGCGGTAGTGTGAAGCGTTAAGCTTCCAACGGCACCCGTTGCAGAAACCCCAATGTTGACTACTTCTGTTGTTTTAGCCTCTACAGTTCCTAGAGAAGCTACTGCACTTACGCCAATAACATCAACGGAGAAGCTAACTATAGGCTGCGGCGTTCCGATAGAACCTGTCGCAGATACTCCAGTAAGAACTTCAGCTACATTAACCTGTACGGTTCCTGCGGTGCCTGTTGCACTAACGCTGTTCAAAACCTCAGTTGGTTTTTCTTCAACAGTGTTCACAAAGCCAGTGGCTTGAACTCCTGTCGGTGTAACAGTGTTGCTAAGAGCTACTGTGCCAGCACTACTTGTTGCAGCTACACCACCGATTATTTCTGTGATGTTCGCTTGAACGGCACCTGCAGAGCCTGTTGCTGCTACGCTGCCCAGCCGTTCGGAGATGTCTACTTCAAACCCGCCTGCAACTACAAGGGCTATCGCACCAGTCGCAGAAACTCCAGCTATGCTTGCTGTGATATCTACTTCGCCGTATCGGGATGTGCCGTATATGCCTACCCCGTACCGCGCTGACTGTGCTATGATAGCCATAGCCGTCTACCTACGCAATGCGAATTACGGCGTTGCTTGCATCCGCAGCAGGGAATTCAATAGTCAAGTCACCGGCAGTTGCGCTAACAGTACCACCGAAGTCAATCACAGCAATAGCTGCGTTACTAGCTGCTGTGTTATAGATGATACAACCATCTGCAGATACAGTAACGTCTGCGAACACTTCGTCTGTAAAGTCAACGATTGCGGTTGAGCCGTCCAGAGAAATAGCTGCACCGTCAAGAACCTGACCACCTGTTGTGTAGTTGGTTCCGCTGGCTTCATCGCTGTTGCCGGTTACATCTGAATAGTTGGTTGTGCTGGCGTTGTAGGTGCCAGCAGGGGATGCTTTAATTAGAGCAAGTTTCAAGGAATCGGTATCCAAATCATGGACACCACCAAGAACCTCTTGCTTGAAGCTATTACACATTGCAGTTGTAATTGCCATGATTTGTGTCTCCTAAAGTGAGGTTTCGAAATATTCTTCTAATGCGATTGAGATATTTACCGCGCTACCTGCGCTGGCTAATCCGCGAACCTTATCGCCGGGGTGCAGATATAAAGGATAGTCTGTAATCTGAAGCAGGGAATTAGGCTGAAGAACCACAGCTTCTGCCAAAGTGTGATACGTTGTAGTAGATACTTCGTACCAGTCTAAACTAAAAGTAACGGCACTGGTAGATGCGTTGTTTATATATATGCTATTAACATCACTCGTAAACCGTGCAGGAACCGTGTAGATATCCGCGTTACTTGTGGTAAGTACAGTTGCAAGAGTGCGTTTTTTACGTTCAGCCATTATAATAAATTGTTGTCCACGAGGACACCTTGAAATGAAGCACCAATTAGATTGTTTGTGTTAGAACAGAATGCACGGCACTCTATATCTGTCTTCTCTGGAAAGCGTAGTGGATACTCATACTTAGTAATAAGCTGGTTACTTTGTATTGTGTTAATAAACTGTTTACGAAATACGCCGCCAAACTCACGAACTGAAAGAGATACTACAGCGTAATTATTAGCTAGACTAATAGCAGCAGTAAAGTTAAGGTCATCTAAGAATAAACTTCTACCAGCAGGTACAGTGTACAAAGCCATCTGCGTTTGATTGCCGTTAGATAAGTTAGCGTAGACAGTGCCACCACCTGTTGTCTGAATATGGATTGTACCAGCGGCAGTGCCAGCAGAACCAGCAGTCAGTACGAAGGCACGAAACACACGTAGCCAACCATTAGCATCGCCAATCTGTACTTCTGTCGTACCATTCAGTGATACATCAACACTCTGGAATACGTAGTTCTCATCTAAACCTTGCACCGTAATTGTACGTGCGCCTGTACCCGCAGAAGTATCCGCTGCATCGTCACTAACTATGTAAGCTGTAAACGCCGCTGTAGGCCACGGATAATCACCACCCTGCGTCCATATAGTTTCTTCTGTACTATTAATATCTGAGTTAAACCCGAACTTATATAGAGACTCATGCCCGAAGACATCTCCACGAGATACCTGTAGGTCAAAGGGTGTACCTTCAAGGATAACTTCTGGGTAGCTTGTAATACTCACTA